AATTAGGAAGATCGAGGGAGCAAAGGACCGGAATGCACATCCGCTCCTCGCCCTCAAAATACGTGCTGTCATGGGGCACATGGCCCTCGAAGACAATCATGGAGCCCGTCTTGGGCTCCACCGCATACCAGCCGCCGACATAGGCGTCGGGGTTGTTGCAGGGCCACAGCCGCTTGCCGACGTTTGCCGGATCGTAGAAGCGTACCGAGCCCCGATGGAGCGAGGTCTCCGGGCAATCCGCATCCAAGACCACTAGTGGATAATAAGTGCACACGATATCGGTCTGCATATGGGTGTGGGTGTTAATCCCGACGTTTTCCTTCTCAGCCCGGCGCTGCCAAAACGTGTCCGACATCATCGAGATATCCCCGGTGTGTTCGTACCCATAGGCCAGTTGCAGGTACTCTCTCACCGCAGCCGCAACCATTTCAGCGAGGGCTGCAAGTGCAGGGTCCTGCCGGTCCATCAGGAAGTTGTGGCGCAAATGACCGAGGTGATTGGTTTGATCGCCCACATTGCGGCCGTCGTCCGCGTCATTGATGCGGTTGGCCACCGCGTCCTCGGCCGCCAATGCGTAAAGCCGGTCATTGAACCCCTCGGGCATTTCCCAATGCTTGTGCATCACGAAGGCCGGGTAGATCATCTGCATCTCAGTGGTAGTTTCGATCTCCATCAAACGACCTCCAGGAGGATCTTGCCGATGGCTGTGTAATGTTCGGTGTTCACCTTCACGGCGATCTGATCGCCGGGGCTGAGGCCAAGCGCTTCAATCGCAAAACTGCTCACACCCTGCTCATCCGTTACCAATCGTCGTTTGGGCAAATAGCCTGCGTCGCTCTCTAGCTTCAGCGCCAGTTCATAGGCGCAGGGCGCGCTATCCCCATTCCAGAATAGCGCAATCGGCACATCAACCCGGCCGCCAGCAGGCACTGAAAGAGGCGCCCCACCTGATGCATCTGCGTGGAAGTAGAACTGTTTAAACCACTGTCCGTCGTTTGGGATCGTCGCATCATCAATCCGCCCCGCTACACGCGTTCCGTTCAGCAGGATTGGTTCCTGCTCACACAGTACTTCCACACGTGCGTTCGACAGGGTACCGGCGATGGGCATGAAGACCACCAAAGCGTTGGAGCACTGTGTTCGGGCCCTATGCCGAAAGGAAAAGTCCACTTTTTCGCGCGCCGATTGTGCAAAGCGGTTCCGCCAAGGAAGTGGAAACCCCGCCTCGTTGGTCATGATGTCGATGAGCGCATAGTGGGTAATTTCATCATGGCCGATCATTCCATCCAGGAACACGTAGGATCGGCCTTTATAGATCGCGCCATAGTTCAGGCCCGGAAGGTCTGGAATAAATACGCCGTTCCCGCGCATATCGACAAAGCCTGCTGCATTTGAGCGATCATAGGGTATCTCAAGTTCGGTTTTCAGCTCTGCCCATGGCAGTGGCTCGATACCAACGCGCTGTCCTTCGCCATTCTCGCAGGGATCGAAGACGGCGATACCCGCATAGCTGTCTTGGACATCGACGGCGTAATGCAGGCGCGAGCCTGTGTTATAGATGACATGCAAACCTGTCTCGATCATTTCGCGGTCCTTTTGAGCTGCTCGACCTCCTCCGAGAGGTCTTTGATTGCTTCGACGAGAAGCCCGACGAGGTTGCCGTAAGCCAGGCGCAACAGGCCTTCTGCCTCGACGACGGCCTCGGGGGCGACAGCCTGCACATCTTGGGCGATCAAACCCATTTCTCGGCTTCCGCCCTCGATCATGTCATAGGTAACGCCTCTTAGAGCTTGCACCTTTTGAAGAGCGCCAGAGATTGATGTGACCTTTGTTTTCAGCCGCGCGTCAGAAGACGACACAAAGTTCGGTGCTGTGACAGTGCCCGAGAAAGTGGCGCCTGAAAGCCGAGCAAACGAACTCGCGTGCAGGCCATCCAGCTTGTCGGCATCAATGCCCGAACCAGACCCATCCACGGTTTTGAGTTTGTCGCGCACTTGCGCGGCGGTGTCGGGTGATCCGTTAGCCCCGGCGGGTCCTTGAGGCCCAGCCGGGCCGGTGGCACCAGTTGCCCCCGCAAGCCCTCGTGGGCCTGTTGGTCCTGCGGGGCCTGTGGCGCCTTGGGGACCCGCTGGACCCGTGGCACCGGTATTACCAGTGTTACCCTTGGGACCGGTAGCTCCTGTGGCCCCTTTGAGGTTCACATACGACCCCCAGGCCGTTCCGGTGTAGAACCGCAGACTTGTCCCAGACCACTGATGCGCAGGCGTTGGACCAGTGGCGCCCGTAGCACCTTGTGGCCCGGTGCTCCCGGTGTTGCCCTTCGGACCTGTTGGACCTGTTGGACCTGTTGGACCTGCGGGGCCCTGTGGTCCGCTAGGCCCGATCTCACCCTGTAGTCCAGTAGCTCCTGTCGCCCCCGTATTTCCTTTGGGCCCTGTTGGCCCACGCGCACCCGTCGGCCCCGCTGGTCCTTGTGGCCCAGTCTGTCCCAGCTCCACCACGCTTTCCGACCCAGAAACGCGTTTCAAGAACAGCTTTCCGTCGGTGACATTCATTGCCAACTCACCTGGGGCCAGCTGCGCCGTGCTCGGCACCCGGCCCGCGACCGTCGTGCGTTTGACCAATACGGTATTCGCCATGATCAGAAGGTCCCCCCATCCAGAGCAATCCCGGTGATCGATCCACCGGTGATTGCGACATTGCTGGAGGCTTGCGTGGCCATTGACCCAAGCCCAAGGTTTGACCGGGCTGTCCCCTTATTGGGTAGATCAGACAGGTTTGAGCCCGCCGCCAGTTTGCCCGCCAGAGCATTGGTCACTGAGCTCGCAAAGTTTGGATCATCGCCCAGGGCTGCCGCCAATTCATTGAGCGTGTTCATCGCACCGGGGGCAGCATCAATCAGCGCAGCAATCGCTGCGGCGACAAATCCCGTGGTCGCAATTTGCGTCGTATTCGTCCCGGTAGAGGCCGTAGGCGCCGTTGGGGTGCCGCCAAAGGCTGGCGAGGTCAGTGATGACTTCCCATTAAGTGCGCTTTGCAGCCCGGTGACCTGCGCAATCGAATGGCTATGGCTGGAGGGCGTAAAGCTCGTAGGCTTACCGGTGATGCCTGACCAAGGCACAGCATCGGCCACTTCTGCGGCATCCACCTTACCATCACTGTCACTATCATAGGTGGAACGGGCCATATCGCCGGCCCCAAAGCCCACAATTGCGTCATTGACGAAGGCGGTGGTTGCGATCTGCGTGGAGTTGGTGCCGGCCACTGGGGTTGGCGCTGTCGGAGAACCGCTAAACCCAGGCGAAGCCAAAGGCGCTTTGCCTGCGAGTAAAGCATCGAGCTGGGACTTGCGCACAAGGTCCGTCCCGTCGCTTGCGTCTTGGCTCGACTTTGGGACCAGTGAGAAAGTCTTGGTCCCAGCGATGCTCTGACTGCCCACACGGGTGACAAACCCACCAGAGCCTGCCATGGGCACAATCGACGTGGCATTGCCTGCACCATCATCGCCTTTGCCGACATAGAGCGTGTCATCAACCTCGTTATGAGCAAGCTCGCCCGATTTTAGGGCGGCCGGCGCGCCGGCGACGCCCGAGACGCGGCGCTTGAGTTGAATGGTATTGGCCATCAGAAGAAGCCTCCGTTGATAGGTGTGTCTGTGGGAAGAATGGTGATGCCAGGATCGCCTTGATCGCCCTTGTCGCCTTGAGGACCGGTTTGGCCGTCCGGACCTGGGGTGCCCAAAAGCCGGATGCGTATGGCCCCCGTGGCAATGCGGATTTTGATGGGCGCGGCGCCGGAAGACCCACTGGGCCCCAAGCTGGGGAATGGCGCGCGCGCGCTCTGTGTAGGACAAGCACTCATGGTAGGCCTCTGGTTACGGGCAGCATCACGGGGATCTCCAAAAGAAAGCCTAAAGGCAGAGCGGGACGGACATCGACGCGGACCATGTCCAGCACAACAGAACCTGGCTCAAAGTGGCTCGTGTCTTGTGCCGGGATAGTCAAAGACATCAGGCAATCGCTTTGGCGGACTAGCGTGCCCTCTGCGGTTGTGAGGGTGGCCAGGATATCAGTGGCCGACGGTTTGAGGCGGACCTGCGCGACCATCTCGGCCAACGCTGGAAACAACAACGCCTCGCTTTCCACATCCAAACGGTAGGCATAGCCAATGAGAATGGCGGGACCTTCCACGATCGCAACGCTCATGGCGCCCACCCGCAGAGATCTGCACCCAGCTCATTATGGGCCAGGATTTGGGCCAGTGTAGGGTCCGTGAGCACATCTTCGCGCGAGGGCTGGATGGGCGCGGCCCAATCGCAATCTGCGCGCAGCCCCCGCGGATCAATCGCGCATCCAGCGGTCAACCCGGCGCTCAAGATCAGCGCGGTCAGCGTTGTGTACCTCATGGCGGATCTCCTGTGATGTTTGCAGTGCCCGGATGCGCGCATCGGCGCGGCGAATGGCGAGGTCTGCCTCTGCGGCGTGGCGGCCCTGGCGGAAGGCAATCCAGAGGGCAGCAAAGAGGGCAAAGACAATGGCGCCGTAAAAGGCAGCCCGACGGCTCAGGCCACCAAGCAATGTGCCTAAGACATGGATCATGGTGTTTTTCCGGTGCGGTGGTCTTCGATCCGAGCAGCTTTAGCGCGCAGGGCATAGATGACGACGCCGGCAAACACGGCCGCGCCAATCCAGGGCAGAGCGATCGTGAGCCAGGCCTCGAGACCAGTCAGTGCGAAGATCCGAGACGCGGTGTCTTTCGCGCGCTCCGCTTCAACGAGAGCCGGTGCGATCTGAGCCCCAACAGAACCCGCCGTCCCAAGAACCCCGAGGCCAATCTGTGCATTGGATGCCGTCACGATGCGACTGTCTATTGGTACACCGGATGCGCGCTCAGGGACGATTGCACGCGGCGCGGCAGCCTCAAGTTCTTCGGTGAGAGCCACATCGATGATGGGGACAAGCGGCAGGCTGTTGTCATTGCGGAAGGCCAAAATCGCAGCGCTGGTTCGAGGCCCAGCAATCCCGTCGATGTTGCCGACCTCGTGATAGCCGAGATCCTTCAGCCGCCGCTGGACCGCCTCAACGGGCAGCGTCACGCTCGGTGCAACATTGCCCGCACGCCTCACTCCGAGCAGCTTTGAGACGGGATAACGTTTGATGTTCACGGCATCACTCTGATTACCGCCAAGCCCCCAGACCCAAGCACCCTCAATCCGATCGATGAAGAAGACATGCCCCTGCCAGCTGGACCTACCGCGCGGGATCACACCGATGTCGCCTTGCTGGGCATCCGCGATCTCGATGGTGATGCCCCAGTTGAGATAAGACCGGGCGGTCAGCTTGCGTGTAGAGCGAATGCCAGCCTGCTCAAGGCAGTGCCCGACGAATGCCGCGCACCAAGCGACGCTATCATGCTCGACCCAGTCGTGGCCGACCGAGGTGTACATCTCCAGAATGGCCGGATTGTCGGCAGGGCCCGGGCCCTCGCTCAAACCGATGTAGCTGCGGGCAATGTCGAACGGTGTCATATGGCGCTCCTTTACAAATGCAAACAGCCGCCCCAAGGGGCGGCTGCGATCATAGTGTTAGATTTTTGGGCTTCAGGCGGGCGTTCTTACCCTGTGCCGGCGGCTTCAAAGACCGCGTCTTTGGCCTGCATCAGCCAATCATCCACGGCGGCGGCAACAGACGGGCCTATACCCGCCAGACCCATGAGTTGGATTTCAAAGAGGCCTTTGGCATTCTCTGGGTCACACCACTGCCCGCCGTGTGCGAGAACTAACCGCTTGACTGCTTCTACGGGATCTTTCGATTTCTGGATTTGCGCTAAGATAGCTGCGATCTCAGTCATAGTTTCACCCTCTGTTAGTCATTTCTTGAGCCCTAAATGGGCGGCATAATTGGCCGCTTCAAGTGCGTGCATACAGTCTGCACCGCTACTTTTTGCGACCAAGCCAGGTTGCGAGTAGCGCTTCAGCTCCGCGCGGACCCAAATAGGCAAGCGTGGCCACAAACCCGGTGGAGACGGGCTGCGAGAGCCCAATGTAGCGCGCCGCAGCCTCTCCAATCAGCGCCATGCCGACGGCCACGGGGATTTCCCAAAGGAGTTCTTTGCCAAAGAAGCGACGGTTGCCGAGCTTGACCTCACCCGAATGCCACATCAGTCGCCCCGTAAAGGCGCCGATTAGTGTGGTCACAGCGCCTCCAAAAACCGAGTTGATCATCTCAATAAACCCACCGTCATTCATGAGCGCGCCTCCTCTAATGCCGCAACACGGGCGGTCAGTTCTTTGACGGCCTCAATCAACAGACCGATGATATTGCCGTAGGCCACCGAGAGCTGACCGGTGTCCACATCCGCCCGCACCACCTCGGGGAGCACCGCCTCAACCTCCTGGGCAACCAGCCCAATCTGTCTGTTGCCATCCATCGTAAAGCGCACGCCGCGCAGGGCCGAGACGAGAGCCAGTGCATCCGCAATGGTCTCGACCTCCGACTTCAGCCGGGCATCAGACGAGGAGACGAAGTTTGGGGCGGTCACCACGCCAGTAAAGCTCGCCCCAGACAGTGCCGCCTTGGCCGCGATTGCTGCGTCATAATCGGCGGCGGATTTCGTGGCCATTGTCCCGAGGCCAAGGTTCGTTCGAGCGACGGCGTTGTTTGCTAGCCCGGCTAAATTGCCAGCTGCATCAAGAAGCGCGTCCCAGCCGGTGTTCGTGGCGTTCCTCCGGCGAAGAACTGGTGGCGAGACCGAGGTATCAACCCAGAGCATGCCCGCCACTGTCGCGGATGGCGCCGACGCCCCAGCATTCGTCGATTGTAGGGCCGCGATCACCTCATTGATCCGCGCCCGCACCGCGGCGCCTGCGTCGTTCGCAATTGTAAAACTCGCTGTCTGGGACATTTCTGCGCTATCCGTTTTCAATCAATTAGATATGTAGCCATTTGCGCTCAACGCAGAGCCGTGAGGCAACGAAGGTACGCGCCTCAGTCATGGAACGCGTCTTCAGGCGACCTCATCGGCATAAAGCCGCAATTGGCTGACGATCGGCGTGTAGGACGCGTCCTTCGTCATAAGATGCGCCCGCGCTTCCACCGCGCGGGCTTCGATTTCGTGGTTGTCGAGCCGGCCCCAGGGACCCCAACTGGGGGCGCCAGCCGGATCATCGTCGGTTTCCCGGATCTCAAAGAGCACGTCGATTTCTGCGCCAGCGGACCCATCAAAATCGGCCCAAGTGTCCATGAGCGCCGTGCGCGCATCGATCCGATCGTTGAGTGCCAGTGCTGCAACGCCGATCTCGGAGCGAAGCCGCACGCGTGTTACAGCGCCAAGATCAAGCCCGGCGGCGAAGGCGTATTGCCCCTCCATCGCTGTCACTTGCGTCACACCATTTGCGGTTGCTGTGCCAAGCGTCAGGTTTGACCCTGTCACTTGAAGACCGTTTTTTGTGCCAACAAAGCCAGGATCGGCTTGCAGAAAGTCCAGTGTTGAGAAGGCCAGTACTTGCGCGCCCTTGGTCGTAACGCGGGTTTCAGGCCCGGCGCGGCCGCCGCTGTCCTCGGCGCGCACCAGATAGGTGCCAGGTTTGAGCGGCACGACGGCGATGGCCTCCCCACCCGAGACCCGATCCATCGAATAGCTGTCGGCCCAAGTGGCGGTTGCCTCCTTGGAGTGCCGGATCACGATGTTGCCGCCCACGCGCACATCTGGATCGACCGAGCGGGACCATTTCAGGATGGCGAGGCCACCGGCCGTTTGCAGCGTCACATTCTCAAGCCCCGCCGGAGGGGCGGTGAGCCCGAGGATTTCGACCGCTGTCTCCTGCCAGGGCGAGGAGACGCCCAAGACCGAGATCGCTTTGACGCGAAACGACCAGTTGCCAGGAGCAATGTCACGGATCTCAAGCGTAGTGCCGTCGGTGCGGCCATAGTCGATCCAGTCGACCGCGCCAGCAAGTCTGCCTTGCAGCTGATAGGCCGCAACAAATCCTGAAGGTGCCGCTTCCCAGCTAATCTTGGCCAGAACCTTCAGCCCGCCGCCATCCCGCGTGACATAGAGGTCTTCAGTTACCTGCGGTGCGCCAGGTGCCGGGATGTTATAGGCATTCGGCAACGCCGTTCGTGGGGCGGCTGCATAGATTTGCTCCTCACTTGCTGACCAGTCAAAGACCAGAGGCGAGGTCTCACGCAGAACGAGCTCTGGCAAGAGGAGCGCACCGTCCCCAGAAGCCGTCAGGTCAAGGCTCACTCCGTGCACCTCAAAAGGTTTCGCAGCAAAGCCCCAGCGGGCATAGGAGAGCGTTACCACATCGCCCACCGTGGCTGCCCAGGCCGACAGTTTCCCTGACAACCGCACCGTCATTTGTCGACGCGCGCGCTCAAGCTCGATCTTCGCAAGCCGTTGAGCCATAGACGCGGAGATCGTGAAGGGCAGCGAGATGTCGCGCCACTTTTGTTCACCACCATCCTCACCCACGTAAACAGCGCTCGCATAGGCCGGGAAGTCATCCGGCTGCCAGTCGTTCTCAGGACTGACGAACTGCCCGCGGACCCCGTTGAAGTTCGATGACATGGTCACGCGCGTGGCCAAAGTCAGCCCGCCCATCCGGACATGGTCGGAGGTGAGCGCGACATCAGGGGCCCGCCAGGCCCCGGCATGGATGCGCCAGGATCCAGCGGAGAAGGCACAGCGACCTGCGAAGGACGAGAGCATCCCCTCGATGATCGTTTTCGGAACCTCGGAGAGCGTAATCACCCCGTTGCAGGCGTAACGCGGCTCAGAGCCTCCACCGGCAAGCGGAACGGCCTCGTCGCAGATGTTGGCGGCTTCCACGAGCGACATCTCGTCAATCCCGTCGGGCTCGCCAATCCGTGCGCCGATGCCCCAGGTCGGATTGGCCATGTAATCTGCAAGGCAAAGGGCGGGGTTTTCCGAATAGCCTGCGGTTTGGGTCCGAGGGTCCCAGATGTCGTCCTTGCCCTCCAGATCCACCGTGATGTTCGGGATCCCGCCTGGGAAGGCATCTTGGTCATAGGTCAGCCGCAGCCGGATCGCGGCACAGCCCCGCAGCCGATGGTTCTCGTTCCATTTGTCCGGCAGCGCTGATTTCAGGCCCGCGAAAGCGGTTTGGTTGGCGTCGCCAAGTTTCTTCTCGACGAGGACCTTTCCGGCCCATCGGCCTTGGGCGGTGCCGTCCGCATCAAGGGCCATTTCCCCCTCAAAATAGATAGCCCCGATGGATTTGACCCGGTGCGTGGCCAGCACAATCACAAGATCAAGAAACTTATTCTCCGATCCTGAGGAATGCAGGAAGACGATGACGCCACCCTTGCGCGTGCGCCCATAGACGAGATCGCGGGGCACCACGGGCTCGCGGATCGTCACCGTCCGCGGCTGCATCCTGGTCTGTGGCTTTGGCATCAAGGCCTGTGCTGCGGTGGACAGCAAAAGCGTGCCGCCAATCCTTAAAAGCGCCGCGCCTATGCCGCCGGCAGCCAAGGTCGCACTGATCGCACCCGCAACTGCGGTGACGGCTGTCACGATGAAGGGCATGGCTTGGTTCCGAGGTCAGATGGGCCAGGAAAGGCGACAGGACGTCAACGGCACAGTCACGAGGCCTTCAGGGGCCATCCCAACCGCTGAGGCCCCAGTGCAGATACCGAAGCCAAGACCGCTGTCGGCGAGAACAAGATCACCGCGCTGCGCCAGAAGTACGGTTGAGCGCGGGTCTCCAAGGAGCGCCATGCCCATCTCCACAAGCGAGGCCCAGCCCAGACGGCGCATCACGCGCTGCCCGCCGAGCGCGGTGGTGTAGCGACCCCGCCAAAGAGCAGCGACATCCTCACCACCGGTCAGGATCATCCGCGTCTCGAAAGCAAAGGTTGGGCAGTCATGGACGCCCCAAACGAAAGGCTTAGCCCGTGCCGTATCGATGGCTGCGGCGAGAAGGCGTTCCCAGTGGTCAACGCGGGGGAGTATCATCCGCGCCCCCAGGTAATTTCGCGATCCTGGATCGCTGTGACGTACTCAAATCCAAGATCGCCCTGGAACAAGACCTGCTGGCTTTCATGGGTGTAGCGCCAGGTCCGCGCCACGGTCAGATCAATGAGACGGCTCTCATAGCTGATGGTGATCGTACAGGTGTCCGCATCATCCTTGATTTCTGGCACATCAAGCCGGCCCGAGAAGGCCTGAACCGGATCAGCAATGATGCTGCCATTCTCGGCCAGAAGCCCCAACCAAATGCGGCCCGGCAGGCCCTGACGTGCCTCCTCGATTGCCATTTGAACGAGATCGAGCGGCACGCCGGACAGCGACACGGCCGTGCCGCCGGCCACAACCTCTCCGGTTTCATCAAGCGAGCCGAGGCCTAAGAGCGATCCAGCCCCAGCCCAGCTTTGGCCGTTCCAACTCACCTCTCCCAGCCCCGACCAGATACGCACCCAGCCCGTGGCGAACTGACCCTCAAAGAAGATGACAGGCCGCAGGCTTTGATCGGCCAATGCGGTTGCGAAGGCGACGGTGACATCACGGCTCATCAGAGCGCCTCCCGCGCTGAGATCGTAAATCGGTGCTGATCCGCCCGGCCGATAACTGAGGGGACCGGGGCCGTCAGGCGTAACAGGACCGATGGAGCATTAAGGCCGAGCAGTGTTCCGACCGGTATGGAAGACCGAAGCGATGGCACGAATGCGAGTGTGGCCTCACTGCCCAAAGGCGTCACATCCGCCGTCAGCTGATAGAGTCGCGTGGTGGCATCACTGCCCAGCTGGAAGAAGTCACCAGCGCGCAGACCAAGCCCCCAACCTGCCGAGCGCAAGGTGGAGGCTCCCGCAACTTGCGCCTCGGTCACGTAGGGATTGCCCGCCGCCATCGGCACCTCGATTGAGGGATCAGGAAAGAGGAACCGACCCCGCAATCCACCAAGGGCGGTGAAGAACGCAGAGAGCCGCCGGGCCTTTGCCCCCTGGGTCACTGCCATCTCGATCTGGTATTCCCACCAGGACGCGCCCCAGTCTTGGATCTGGGACGTGCCGGTGAATGGCGAGCGTGCCTCTGCGACCGACGTAACCAGCCGCCGCTCGAGTGAGGACACGAGCGTCAGCGACAAGACAGGAATGCTCATCTCAGAACACCTGACCCCGTCGCCGGCCATCAGCCACGCTTTCCTTGGCGATGCGGGCGATCTCAGGCATGGCTGCACGAAGCCGTGCATCAATCTGCTCGGCCACGCCCATCTGCGCCCCGCGCGCATCGATATTGACAGTTACTCCCGCACCAGCACTGCCGCCGTGGCCATAGCTTGCGGCCTCGCGTCGGTTCAGCACCCGTTCACCCCGTTGCAAGATTGTTGGGACCTCGTCAGGGCGGAGACCAGCCCAACCGCCAGAGTGCATCCGGGGCGCTGCTGCGAACGACATGGCTGGTACCTGCCGCGTATGGCCCGACAGCCCAACGATGCCGCCCGCATGCGAGACAGCCGCCGCGACGGACCCGCCGCCAAAGATGCCCGAGAGCGCCGAGGCGATGGGCCCCAGCACAGTGCGCTTGAAGGACAGGACCGCGAGGTCTGCCATGATCGAGCGCACGAGGCCCTTGAAGTCGAACTTGCCGGTCTCAACAAAACTTCGGAACGCGCTTTCCGCGCCGCTGAAGGCACCGGTTAAGGTTTCACCAAGACCCTTGCCCCAGTTCAGGGCATCCGTGGCATAGGCCTGAAGAGACTCGGAAACCGCACGCCACCCCGTGGCGATCCGATCCCCGGCGCTGCCAGCCGCACTACCAGCACGGCCCATGGCATCTGACAGACGATCTGCTGACCCAGCCGCCTCATCCAGCGCAGCTGCACCTTCTTCACCCGTGCCCGCAACAGCGTCACGAAGCGCGCGCCAGGAGGTCAGTGGAGCAGTTGCGCCGTTCGCGAGATCGACCGCAGCCTGACGGTAGGTGTTCGAGGTGGCCAGCGCCTCAGCGGCAATCCCATCAAGTCCCAGATCGGGCGCTGTTAGCGGGTTATCTTCAAAAGCCCGCCGGAAGGCATCTGCAGCGGCGCTTCCAGCATCCGCTGTCGCCCCCGCGAAAGGATTATCGATATCGCCAAGACTGATGTCACCGATTTTGCCGAAGGTGGTCTCGATCCCTACAGCCGCGAGCGCATCGCGGATCTTGCCCGTAAAGGCATCAATCCGGGCGATTGCGCCATTCAGCATGGCCTCGATCCCGCCAAGCATGCGGTTTGCTGCCGCGTAAACTAGATCTCCGATCACGGCTGGTAGGCGGGACCAGATTTCTCGGACGGCGAGAAGCGCGCCCTCGAAGGTATTGGCGGTGGCGTTACCAAAGGCAACAACGCTCTCGATCGCGCCCGCCATGCCGGTGGCGGCATCAGCTTTCAGATTAAAGAACATCGCCGTGGCGCGCGCACCTGCGGCCGCGGCGCCCATCTTGATCCGGTCCCATACCTCGACGGCGACATCGTTCAAGAGGCCCATCGCCTCACCGAAGCCGCCAGCGCCAGAGGCCAGCCGGGTGAACCAATAGACCAGTTCGCCTGCGCCCACGATCAACGCGCCAATGCCGGTGCGGATCAACGCGCCCTTCAGAACCACAAGCGTTGTAGCCAAACCCCGCACCGACAGGGCGGCCGCCGCCATCGCCGCGACCCAGCGACCAGCGAGGAAGGTGGCGAAAGTCCCTGCATAGATCGCCAGCCGGTCGAGATTGGCCAGCACCGCATCAAAGGCTCGGGCAATCGGGCTGGTGCTGGACGCAAGGGCGACAAACGCATTGGCCACCGCCTCCAGCGACGGGGCGAGCGCCACGGCAATCCGGTTGCGCACCTCAGCGAAGACTTGCCCAATGCTGACCAGCGCGAGTTCGGATCGTCGCATGGCTGTAATAGCATCCGCATCAAGTACCGCACCCAACGCCTGCGCCTGCGCGCCAAGCCGGGTCATCTCTGCCCCGCCGTTTTGCAGAAGCGGGATCAGCTGCGTGGCGTCCGAGGCCATGGCCTCGAGATAAAAGGTCATCTCCTGTTGGCTGACGCCCGCGCGCTTAAGGCTTTCCACGTATAGTTGCAGGGCTTCAGGACCTGAGAGCCGGGCAAACTGATCGGCGGTGACGCCCACACGGGGTGCGATGTTTTCAAAGAAGTCCGCCATCGGACCACCACCCGTCTGCAGGAAATCCCCCACACGGTCATTCACGTCCTTCAGGATATCGGCGAGCTTCTCTTGCTCGACCCCCACCGTGGCGGAGGCTGCGGACCACCGCTGGAACACCTCTGGTGCCGCATTGGCAACCTGGGAGAGCTGATTGATCTCATTGGCGGCCATGATCGTCGACCGCGTCATTGCAACAACAGCACCGGCCAAAGCCGCCGCAGCAGCGGTGGCTGCGATGCGCGCACGGCGCGCGAAAGCTGCCATGCGCGCATTGGCTTGATCCAGCTCCCGGCTCAATCGCCCCATGCCGCGTGACCCAGCCGCACCGACGCCCTCTAGCTCGGCTCGCACTTGGCGCCCGCCAGTCGCGGACAGGCGGACGGATACTCGTTTTTCAGCCATTTTGATCTCTTGATTTATGTATCACGTCATGATACATGGACGTATGATCAATAGTACGCGTGGAAAGCTTGCCGCAGGAGCGGTCCAGGACCGCCTTGGCAAGGGCTTTCCAGCGGATATTGTGAAAAGCACGCGCGCAATGCTTTCGGCACTCGATGCCGCGGTCGTGCTGGAAGATTTAAGGTTTCCGCCAGGCAATCATCTTGAAGCCTTAAGCGGGGATCGCTTAGGACACCATTCGGTGCGCATCAACGGACAATGGCGCATTTGTTTTATCTGGACCGATCAAGGACCTGCAGAGGTTGAGATCGTGGACTATCACTAGGAGGGCCTGACATGAGTCTGATTACCAATCCATCCCACCCAGGCGAAGTTCTGGCTGAGCTGTACCTGTCCCCACTCGATATGAGCGCAATCACGCTTGCCGCAAAACTTGGCGTGCCGCGCACCCGGATTGAGCGTCTTGTCAAAGGCCAGACCACCATCACGGTTGACACCGCGATGCGTTTAGCACGCTTTTTTTCGACAACGCCAGAGTATTGGATGAACCTCCAGCGCGCTTGGGATCTGGCGCGTGCGCGCGAGACCATCGACGTCTCAGGCATCAAACCCCTCCAGGCCGCTTGAACTCGACTGCTCGCTCAACTTGCGCATCATCACCGCCTCAATAGGCGGCAAAAGCTCTGCTATGATCATGGGTGAGAGCCCGAGGGCTGCCCCAAGCTGAAGGGAAGCGCTCATGTCCCAACCGAGGACAGCGCCTCCGCTCATGCCGCCTGCAACGCGAACTTGCCCGCCAAGCCGCTGAACAAGATCCCAGATCTGCCAGCCCTCGAGGGTGAGCGGTTTGTGAAGGCTGCGTGGGCAGTCTGGACATAAGGAAGGGCATGCCGCGCAATACTCACCGCCCCCACCGAACTCCCAGTCGGCGAGAGCGGTCAGGCGTTTTTTTCCGCGTCCAGTATCAGCGCACCCGCGATGTATTTTGTCTGAAACGCCTCAAAGATTGGCCAGAGTTCCAAGAGCGCGTCGATCCCCTCAGGCGTCAGTGGCATAGGTTTTCCGTCCTCGTCTCCGACGCCTTCCCAGTCTTTTACAACAATGCGCGCGACAGCTTTGGCCACGATACGCGCAAGATCGTCGTTGGAGGCGCTGGTTTCAGCATCGGTTGCGGCGGCAACAATCGCCGGATCGCTGCGCGCCGCCAGCATGATGGCAGTGGTGAGGGGTTCGACAAACAGCCGTACGCCATGGCCAAGATCAAGCCATTGCGGCTCGGTAGACAGGTTCAATCGTAGCATCAGTAATCCTCGCGGTCGTTGGCCAGTGTGACGGTACACATGCGGCCAACCAGCGGGTCGCTGGCCGCCTGCCAATCAAATGTGGCTTGCACACCTTGTGGACCCGAGATTTCGATCCGTGGGCGTGGGAGATAGACGGCGTGCGCCGTGACGATCAGGTTCTCGCCAGTGGGCAGCGTATAAGAAAACGCAAGCTCGCAAGCCTCGCCATTGATCGCCTGCTGCACCAGTTTCTGGTCGGCGAA